AACTGTTCAGGTCTAGCCCAAAATTCCCAGTTGTGTTGTAACTCTTCAGTCTTCTTGGGGCCTAGTTCTTCTAATAGTGCAGCTACATCAGAGTCTGGTAAGTCTCTAAGTACTTGCGCTGTTATCATCTGTACGGGTCTTACCTAATAAGGTCATCAAGGAGTCTATAGCTGACTCATCTACATCGGGGTCTTCTACCTGATCTACTTCATTAACTGTAGATGTTGGACTCCATCCTCCCTTACTACGAAGAAAGAGTTCCTGAGACTTGAAGTCACCATCTAAGGCTTGCTGTACAACTACAGAACCTACAGCACCTACAATAGAAGCCTTCTCTTCAGCTATGTCCTCACCATATAGTTTATAGAAAGTAGCTGTACTTGAGGGGGCATTCTGATACTTCTGGATACTACTAAGAATATCCTTAACAGATACTCCACTACGAATACCTTCTCTAACCTTCTTAGCTATAATATTACTATATGGGAGTTTATCTTTACCAGCTGGCATAGGTACATCTCTACTATAATGTATTATGATTAAGGAATCATCCTCTACCATCGGCAAGTCACATCTAGTCTATAACTACATCCCTAAGTATAGGGGTCTAGGTTCACTATGGTTGACAGAGGAAGAACAGGGGAGGGTACTAAAGAGTACACATGATATACTAAGGTATATACTATATCTCTATATTACTACCATACCTACAACTATAGACCTGGCGGAATACCCTTTCATATATATATAGGCACCTAAAATGAAATAATATAAGTAACATTTTTGAAATATATTGAAACAATTCGTGAGATCTTATTAAGTCATTGTTTTCCCACAAATCTTTTTTTTGTGTATGCGGTCAGTCCCCCTCCAGTGGAAATGTGGATACTACCGTGGGAATTAGGTATAGGGGCCAAAGTAAATTTCTTATGTTGTAGATATAGTGGGTAACACCCCCACCCGAAAGTATAGCCGTATATTCTGAAGGGTCCCTTGACGATACATAGGTATAGTGAAAATATACTTAAGGATAGATTGACAATACGAAAGGATAGCCTAGGCTGTGACATTTATGCAACACTTTTGTGATTTACTGAATAAAAACAATGGTAAACAAAAATAAATATTGACAATCGGCGAGCGATTTTGCTGCACCCCTACACCACCATTGTTACATTATAACATTACAACCTTGTAACATTTCGTGAACTGATGCCAATTTAACCCCATAATATCACTACATAAAGGCACCATGCTCCCACACTCGATATTAGCGCCACTGAGTAGGGCAAAAACTTTTCCATAGTTGCACCCATTGCAGCATCATTAGCGCACTCCTGAGCCAATAACTTTAGGTTGTAGGCTCGCTGTTGTGATGCAACTTATAGGCGAAAAAATCTCCAGTTGCTATAGGACAACAAAAAACCCGCACTAAGGCGGGCTAATGTATTCTCTTATATGGGGTTGTCTATGTCATGCCGCTGCAGAATACTCTAGAGGTAAACCTAATTGATTGTTTACAACTATCGTGCCCTCTAATGGGCAGTCATGCAACTCTAGCCAAGGCTTCAAGATATATACACGCTCAAGGTTTTCTATGTGTCTTCCTTCACCATCTATACCGTTAAAACTATGCGGGTTGTAGAACCTATGGCGGGTTTTCCATAGGATAGACTTCTTACCTGTCACTAGCCAATGTCCACTATCAATAGCCTGTTCATGCGTTAGCATTGCATCAATAGGCAACTTGGCTAGTTCATCAATAGAATAAATCTCATCATCTACACTTGATGTAAACCATGTGTCACCTTCATCACACACTAAAAACCACTCATCAGAATGTTCTGAGTAAACTGTTTCGTCTATGTGTGCGTAGTTGCCGCAAGTTGTGTGGACAATATCATGGGCGGTTTGAACGCAATGGTCACATATTAAACCTTCGCAACCTATTACCTCATTGCCTGCATGGTTTGGTTCGTATTCGTCGCAACCTTCACAGTAAAAGAATTGATCGTGAAAACAGTCTTCGCAATAGGTGCCATCTTGAGCGTGATGCATATCATATTCACCTAAACCCGTATTACAGCTTTCGCAATGATATTCATGATCGCTAATTACGCCGCTTGTAGTAGTTAGTTCTAAGTCACCATGCCTAGATATTTTGAGTTTATCGCCTAAGTCTTTGGCGCTTGAGTAGTTGTCAAAATACGGCGCTATAAGTTCATCCGAATTATGGTTCTCAATTCTGAGTAGTTCAGCATTTATCCAACTTGCTTTTTCGGGTTGCTCGCAAGCTTGTTTTCTATTGGCTATTTCGGTTTCCAACATATCCGCTGCAAGGTTGCTATTTGTGTAGATAGGTGCATTAGCATAACGGCCGTTGCGTGTACAAATAACCGCCCTTGCTAATAGTTGCTGTTGGCTGTTTTCTATCCAAACAATTTCAAAGTCACCTGAACCATATATTTCAGTTGGATGACAAATTAAATGATCGAAAGAATAGCGCATGCAACTTGCCGCAAGTGACTTGCGAGAACAACCTAATCTAGGATCAGATGCGCTTGCTTGTTTCATTGTGTAGACTTTCGCAAAGTCTTTTCTATCTGATGACGATTTAAAAACTAAACCTTGTGTTGCTAGAAAATACGTTTCTTTAAACCATACCGCAAAAGCCTCAAAGTTTATGTTTGGGTTGTCCGGTAAAATTTTACGCAATATCTTAGCGGGTTTTCCTGATGTCCTTTTGCCCTTTTCTAAGTCATCCGCTGACAAATAAACCGACATTAAGCGGTTATCTTTATCATCAGGTTTAGGCGATAGCCAAATTAAATAACTGAACGCTATTGATCTATCATCAGTTAATGGCCTTACTATATGGTCTAATTTATTAAGCAACCCACGATCAAAGTTTGTGTCATTAGTTGCTAGTGATGATTTAAATTCTTCTGTTTTGTCTTTAAAGAAACACATTGTTTTATTCCCCTATGCTAGGTTTAGTTTTCGATAGTTAAGCAAATTGCGAAAGCGATAGTTGCCGCAATTAATGTGGAAGTTGCCAAAACACCCATAGGTGAGACAAATAAAACCGGCGCAGCAAAAACACAAATTGCGATAGTTAGCATGGCACAGATCCAAGCGATAAAAGCGAATAGGTTAGTCATGTTTTATTCCTTATATATAGGTTGCTATAAAACTAACCTAAGCTTTGCGGATTCTCTTTTCAATAGTTGCAAGTCATTTTGCTATTCAAGGTTGTAGACTTTATTTCATGCACGTTTAAGGCGAACTGGAGATTAAATTTAGTTTAGGGGTTGAACTATACAACTATAAGGTATAGATAGTTTAGAGGTTGAACGATACAACCTAAAAATGTTTCTGCGGTGCAGCATACACGTTACAACCTAAGGTTGTGGCGAGTGATTTTTGTAATTACAACCTATAGGCGAGGAGAATATGCCATTGTATACACAACCTAAAAGCGAGTCGTATTCAAATATTCAAATCCTGGAATGTGTTGCAAAAAAGTCACACGACCCCCACCAGTGGAAAATGACCCCACCAGTGGAAAATGACCGTAGACCCCCCTCAGTGGAAATGCGGAGCATTGAAGAAATTAAGAGCCACACCCCCGCAGTGGAAATTAGTAGTAGAATTTTACGGTCTGAACTAACTTTTTTACGGTCTGAACAAATAAATTACTAACATGCGTCACAAAAGTGCCGTTAGCTAGTGTATACATAAGTGATACCCCTACAGTGGAAATTAGGACTGGAAATTATTTTGTAGTCACCCCTTGATCCACCGATGGAAATACCTATATGTACATTAACAGCAACAACTATGGAGATTATATGACAACAACACAAACTTATATCGAGATGTTATCTTACATGCGACCAGAGGGTGCCAAAGCTCAACGCAAGTTCTGTAACAGATTCCTACGACCTATCTTTGGCAATCCTGACAACCGTGGCAATTACATCTTACGTGTAGGTAACAACCCTACCATTGCCTTCATGTCACATCACGACACAGTTCACACTCATGGCGGCAGACAGAAGGTAGTTGTCGGCTCAGATAACTTTGTCACTACTACACAGAACTGCTTAGGCGCTGACTGTACTACAGGCATCTACATTATGATGCGTATGATAGAAGCTGGTGTAGAAGGCTTATACATCGTACATGCCGCAGAAGAAGTTGGCTGTCGTGGCTCAGGTTACATCGTGCAGCACACCCCAGAGGTAGTTGACGGTATCCAAGCCGCTATCAGTTTTGACCGCTATGGTTACAACTCAATCATCACTCACCAGTCAGGGGTTCGTACATGTTCAGAAGAGTTCGCAGACAGCATCGCAAGCATCCTAGATCTAGGCTACAGCCAAGACAGTGGCGGCTCGTACACAGACAGTAACGAGTACAGAGGTATCATCCCTGAGTGTACCAACTTATCTGTAGGTTACTTCAATCAACATGCCAAGTCAGAGCATCAAGACCTAGAGTTCATGGAGACTTTATCAGATGCTTGTATCAATGCCGATTGGTCTAAACTTGTCATAGTTCGTGACCCAACTGACAAGGATGACTTCTGGTCAGATGCATTCTGGTCTCAAGATGACCGCTACTATCCCTACGCTGATGACATTGCTGTAGATGTCAGCTTAGAAAAAGTTATTGCAGATCACCCAAAAAGTGTAGCTTTGCTATTGCAATCGTATGGTTATGATGCTAAAGGTTTACTCACAGACTTAGGACGCATCAGGGAAGGATACTAATATGCAGATGTTTATTGAAGTAGATAATTATGACATTGACGTTGATACACTAGAGTATGGCGTTGCAACCGTAGAAGGAGACGAGATGGGAAAATACTTTAACATTGAAGAGCAACCAATATTCAGCTTCAGTTCTTATGATGATGATGGTGAGTTAGTTGACCTACCTGATCATGTAGTTAAGAAAGCCAAAGATCTAATAGAAGATTACTATTGGGAGTGGCATCAGGATTATATGTACTAATGTTACATAAGCTCAATAAAGAAGCGTGTCATGAGTGTGAGAGCATCCATGACATGCACGACATAGACGAGTGGGGTTGCCCTAGTTGTAAGCTAGAAGACCCCACCGATGAAAATATTGAAGAGGAGATTGATCATGTCGAATACTAACGTAGACAAGTATGTGATAAGCCTGTATGACTACACAGGTGAAGCATTAGTGCCGTGGGCAGAAGCAGGGTATTCCTGCATTGCCTATGATATTCAGCACGATGATACAGTGACAGATGTGTTTGGTAGTGGTGGAAGCATCAAGTATGTAAAGGCTGACCTTCACGATCCTAAGACGCATCAAGATATATTCATGGAGTATAACGGTAAGAATGTTATCTTTGGTATGGCTTGGCCTGTATGCACAGACATGGCTGTGTCAGGTGCAGCACACTTCAAAGCTAAGGCTGAGAAAGATCCACTGTTCCAAGACAAAGCAGTAAGCTACGCTGTGATGTGTAGTGAATTGTTTGAGGATCTAGGTTGTCCTTATTTGATAGAGAACCCTGTCTCTGTCTTAGCTACCAAGTGGCGTAAGCCTGACTACTCATTCCACCCCTATGAGTATGGCAATTACATACCTGACGATCAGGCAGAGCATCCCTTGTGGCCTGATTATATTGCATCTAAGGATGCTTACCCCAAGAAGACTTGCCTCTGGACAGGAAATGGCTTTAACATGCCGTGGACTGATTCAGTAGAGCCAGAGCAGGGCCACAGTAGGCAGCACCTCAAGCTAGGTGGTAGGTCTATGAAGACTAAGAACATACGCAGTGCTACACCCCGTGGCTTTGCAAGAGCAGTATTCTTAGCCAACGGAGAATATAAACAATGACCCCTGAGATGGAAATGGAGCTACGGGAACTGGGTATTCTTCTGCCTACTGAGGATCAATGTGAGCAGGAGAATGAGCTTGTACGCTACGACCTAAGCTACAAGATGCCTGAGCTAGATGAGTATGGAGAGCCACCGTGGTAAATCGAAAGCCTAACCCTATGGCTAAAGATCTGAGGCAACCTAAATATAAACCAAGGGTTGTCCCAGATAAAAAGAAGCCTATATTAAGCAGGAAGCGTAAACATAAGAAGGAGTTTTAAATGTATTGTGTAATTAACAGTGACAACATTATCATAGCTCTGTTCTTGTCGGAGTTAGACGCTAAAGATTTTGTGTATTGTTGTCGTAACCCCTACAGTAGAAAAGACTACACAGTGGAATACAAAGAGGAGTATTTATATGTCAAACTCGATTGAGGTAAAGTCTGTAGATTATGTGTTGTTTAAAGATGGTCAAGAATTTGAAGTGTTTGATAACATGGACAATGCTATAGAAGAGGCTACCCGTTGCTTTGATGATGAATTAGCGGAAGTGTACTCTTACTTAGGCGATAGAGAAATAGAAAGGATATACTAATGAGTATTGAAGTAACATATGTAGATCACATGGGATCTGACTTATCTGTAGCTAATGCAGCAAGGGTAAGCTTTGGTAAGAAGAGTGAGATGGATACAAGTGACGTATGGGGTCCACCTAAGCTTAAGGATAAGGACGCCAAGCTGATCCGTTATCTTGCAAGCCACAAGCATATTAGCCCCTTTGGGCATTGCTTTGCTAGTTTCCATATCAAGGCTCCAGTCTTTGTGGCTAGACAGTTGGTCAAGCATAAGTTCCTGCGTTGGAATGAGATCAGCCGTAGGTATGTGGACAGTGAGCCTGAGTTCTATGTACCTGATGTATGGCGTGAGCGTAGTGCTGATAAGAAACAGGGTAGTGAGGGTGAGGTTAAAAGCAGTGACCCTACATTAATCACGAATGATCTACATTATAGAGCTTTAAGTGATTACCAGAGATTATTGCGTGAGGGTGTATGCCCAGAGCAAGCCCGTATGGTACTGCCACAGTCTCTGATGACTGAGTGGTACTGGTCAGGTAGCTTAGATGCCTTTGCTGATATGTGTAAGCTTCGTTGTGCGCCTGATACACAAGCTGAGACAGCAGAGGTAGCGTGGGAAATTGATTGCAGCATGGTAAAATTGTTTCCTGTGTCGTGGAGAGCATTAAGAGATGAATAAACGTATACCTATGAAAGGCGGTGATGAATATGATGCCCTAAGTAAATCACGTAAGTTCCTACGATGGAAAACAGGACAGATAAAGAAGATCAAACGTGCCTATAACAAAAGGTTCCGTAAGTATAGTAAAGGAATAAACTATGAAGAGTGATATAATCAAAATAACAGAGATAGAAGAGCATGAGGATGGTAGTGCTACACTACAAGTAGAGTGTGATCCAGAAACCTTTATGGCTATCTTTAACGTAGGGTTTATAGCTTTAGTTAAAGCTGGATTAGATAAGGAGAAAGAAGATGGGTAGATACGCAGTTCAAATAGAGGTTGAGAAAGGCGAGTACACCTTCGTGAGAAAGGAGAACCCTTGGACCTACGACACTGAGGTATGGGTATTTAACAGCCGTGAGGAAGCTCAGAGAGAGGCTAAGAAGTGGAATACTGGTAGAGTAGTGGAGTATTTATAATGTTGTTCTATACTGTCCTTGTGTTGAGCTACACGTTAAATGGTGACTACCTACAGGCTAAAGTCATCTTCCCTAGTGCTACGGCCTGTGGAGACGCTCTACCAGCCTATTACGAGCCTGTGTATGCCATAGATAGGAATGCCATAGGTCAATGCCTAAAAACTGAGGTTATATCAGCCTCTATCAAACCTAAGAGACGTCCCGATGGAAACGGGTGAGTTAATCCCTTACATAATAACTATGGGTATTGTTATATCTGCACTTGCAGCACTGCCCGTAGGAATTATGTTAGGTTTATATATAGCAATTAGAGATACCATGAAGTGGTGGAAAGATAAGACATGAAACCAGAAACAATTATGATGATGTGCGAGGGCTTGGCCCGTAGATATAAAAACCCTAATCACTACGATGACCTTGTAGGTGAGGGTGTATTACAGTGCTACGAGATCCTAGCTGAAGACCCCAAACCCCATCCAGCGAAATTATATCGTGAGGCTAATCGTAGGATGCACGACTACCTTAACTTAGACGTTTTTCCAGTCGCTATCCCTGCCTCTGATGTATCACGTAGGCTCAGTAGAGATATAGATACAGAGGAATTTGGGGATCATACTTGGAGCGAGGACGGTATTAATTATCTAAGAAACATTCTTAGCTCTGAGATCATACCTTTTGATACAGCGTCTTTGTTTAACGAGACAGTTGAGGAGAACTACGAAGAGACGGACTTTTACAACAAACTAAATGAACAGATAGAATTGCAGCTAGATGAAGATGAGAGGTTGTTGCTACATATGAAGTTTGTTGAGAGCATGACCCAAGTAGATATGGGAGACTTCTTTGGTATTAGCCAGCCAGCTATTGTACTTAGGGAAACTAAGATCTTCTCTAAGCTAAGGTCCATTGTGACTAAATTGCAACAGGTAATCTAAATGTAATTCTACAACTGATAAAAAGGAGATGTAGGTGCCTATAGTATTATGTCCCCCCTTTCGTTAAGGCCGATTGTTGTAGGTATGGTAGTGATAATAAGGAGTAAGTATGAATACAAATGTACATGATAACGTGAGAGATCAACCGTGTCCCTATGTGGACTGTGGTTCATCAGATGCTTTTAACTATAACACTAGAGGCTTTGGTAAGTGCTTCTCTT